CTATGGCTCATAGCCTTCATAATAATAAGATTGAGTAATCCCTTTGAATATTACTTCCCGGTCATCTACCTGATCGGTGAGTGCTTGATACAGTAAAGTACGCAGTTCCAAGTCATTAATCGGGCTTCGCTCCATCGCTTGCAAATACAGATACTTATCCACATTCCGCCAATCAACAACTCTTTTAAGATTCTTTTTTAATATCATATCGAGCCAAATGCGCATAGTCCTTCCATTTCCCTCCATAAAAGGATGGGCTATGTTCATTTCAACATATTTTGCGATTATTTCATCGAATGTCGTTTCGGGCATTTTTTCTATTACAGGTAATATGACATCAAGATACATGCAGTTGGCAAAACGAAAGTTTCCCTTTGCTATATTTAGAGTACGCACCTTTCCAGAGAATTCATACAAACCGTCAAACAAATAGCAGTGTATATCGCATAATCCTTTTACCGTCCCTATTTCGATACGACTTATATCACCAGTATCAAACAGAGCATAGGCTTTTACGAGGCTCAACTTATCTATTTCGTTAGTATTCATACGCCGGGCATTGAAATTATGACGTACGCAGTATGAAGAACTGATTACGCTTAAAACAAAAAACCGCAAAAGCCCTATTATAAACTATTTGCGGTTTTATTATGTGATTCCGTTGCGATTCGAACGCAAGACCCACGCCTTAGAAGAACTTCTCCGCAAAAGAGTTTAAATAACTGAATTTCTGTTGTTTATATTGCTTTTACATTTTCCAAAAAACAAGTTTTCTCAAAAATATAAATCCAAAAGTGTTTTATAACGTTAGTTTTTTTTCTTTTTACTGATACGCGTTGCAAAGATAATAATATCTATCTATCAATCAAACTTTGTCTAAATATTCATCTATCTTCGTAGGAACGAATTTGGGACAAGACAGTATATCTTTGTTCTTCGCTTCCCGATAAACGGACACAAAAGTAGTCTCTTTGTCTTCTGGCCTGGCTGGTGGCGGAACTGTCAGAAAGTGACATCCCCAGATGCCGGAGCAAGGTTGGCCAGACTTATAACAAGCGTAGAGTTCTTTATTCATATAGGATCATTTAGGTAGTGAATAAATGGTTTATAGTTTACCTTCTTTTTTTAATTCCTGTAAAGCAGCTTCTTTCAGTCTTTTCTTCCTTTCTTTTTCTAATATCTTTTGTTTCATGGATTCAAGTTCTTTTTGCTCTCTCTCTTCTTGTTCTAAAGCAAGTTGTTTTAAGAAAGATTCTTCTACTTCGATTTCTATGTCTGGAGTATATTCTATTTTTAATAGATATGAGTTGTCGCTTATAATAAAGGAATTCTTCTGAAATTCATTATAGGGGAATAAAACAGTTACCTTACATCTTTGAGGAGATGGGATCAATACATTTCCAAGTAATCCCATATCTACATGTATATTTAAAAATGATGGATCACCCTTCGAGATGTCTTTATACCCATTAGCCCTGTGCAAAAAGGTTTCACCTGATACAATTGTTATCGTTGGAGCATAGTTCTTGTTGAATGAATGAAGAGAGGTATATAGTAGCTTCTGAGAGTATTGATCTATCTTTTCCCATTTGAATACCATAGGAAAAAGATTTTGATTAGGCATTCTCAATGAATATCTATTGCAAGAATTTAAAAAAGCCATATCTTCTATTTGCTCATCTGTGAATATCTTCTTCATAGGGTAATAAAGGGTTTCGTTTATATTTCAGTTTTAATTTTTGGTTTCCTCATTACACCAAAAACATCGTTTTGGTTTCTTTAGTAAACCTAAATTTTGGTTTCCTGAGTAAACCAAAGTTAGTTTTTGGTTTACTTTTTGGTTTACTCAGGAAACCATATATATAGAGTTATAGAGATATATACATATACACGCGTGCGCGCGAGGGATGTTTATAAACCCTTGATTATATTTCTTCTCTTTCTAATCTTCCGATCACTTTATAAAGATAGAGTATATCAGATTTGTTAATGTCGCGATCTGGATATTCTCTTTCTCCTGATGGGTTCAGTTTTGCATTGTATGAACACAGCTTCAAGTATCCATCACCGAGCTTAGATTGATATACCGCCTTTAGCAGCCTGTCAGATGGAGTTATAACCACATAACAGCGTCCGAAGTCGATATCTCTTGTAGATGTTACCGGTCTAACGAATACTACATCTCCTGATTTATATTTGTCGTACATAGATTCTCCATATACAATCAAACCATAACTTCCCTTAAAAGATGGAATATTGACGAATTCCAGCACTTTGTTCTCGTCACCATGTAAGCCTATACCCTGACCTGCGCAAACGCGAATATCGAGAATCTTTTGGCCTTTGTCGGCAGTATCAGACAGGCCGAATAAGTCTTTACCTAATATTTCACTTATCTGTTGAAGGTATTCAGGCTTAAAAAACTTCGCATAAAGTCTGTTATTCAGTGCTTGGTTCGTAATTCCGAGTTTATCAGAAAGTTCTACGAGACCGATTCCATTTTTTTTGAGGATTTCCCTCACTTCATCTCCTGTCATACGGTTAGTTTCTAAAATATAGTTAATTATACAAAGAAATCATACGATTATGCTTTGATTTCAAATATTAATCGTATATCTTTGACGTATCAATCAAACAAAGGAACAAATAATCAATCAATTACACAATACCTCAAACGGGGTATCGCAATAAAAAAGAGGAGAAAAGAAATGAAACAGTACAATTTATCTCAGATCATGAAGAGCGCTCATAGAAAGTTCAGAAGCGCCAAAGGTGAAAAGTCTTTTTCAGAGTGTCTGAAATCAGCTTGGATGTTTGCTAAGTTGCAGGTTTCATTCTCTGATGAAAACATCGCTAAGAAAGATAGAGAGTTTGTACAAGCTCAGAATGCGAAGTTTGAGAAGGTTGCTCCTTCAAAGCGTAGTTCCTATGATGATTTATCTATCCCGGCATCTGCATATTACAATGCGAATAGCACAGGTCGATTCGGTTCTCATTTTGTCAACGATTAAAAGATACAGATATGAAAATAGTATTGAAAGTTTCATTAAGAGAGGCCAAAAGAGCCTCAGAAGCGATACGCGATAATTGGCATTTGAGAAAAGGATTCAATCAGGTTGAAACCAATGTATGGGAGGCTGATAGTGAGTTCTGGGGAAATCTGGAGGATGAGGACAATGTTGATGAACTGAAGTTCTTGGTTGAAAATCAGTTTGGCTTTTTGGGAATATCAGAAGAAGAATATGAATTTAATGAAGAGGAGGAATAATCAATGACACAGAAAGAATTTGAAGAGAGAACTGGATGGTCTGTTACGGCAGAAGTGTATGCTAATATCGAAAAGGTGTATATGAATACCAATCTCGACAAAGACGCATTTTGCAGAGCATATAAGAAAGCCCCGCAAGTACTTTCCGAACTTGAGAAGCAAACGGTATTGGTGAGAGAATTATTTGAAGAACGCAGAATGATGGCGAATTTCCTAATCGAGCAAGCAGAAAAGTGGAGTGCATCAGATTTGAGAGATAAGGCGATCAGTATGATTGGTGAAAAAGAGTATCTCCGTAGGAAGATTGAGAGAGGTTTTAACCTCTGGGAAGTCGATAAGGATTTACTGTTGGAGTTGTTGAAAGTTTGATTCAGGATGACAGGCTGGAGCGGTCTTCGAGCCTCCCCTTTGATGGGACTCCAGCCACGCATGCAGGCTTAGTTTTTCGTAGCAGTCCTTTTGAGAATGTGCCATCCTTCGGGAAAATCTGAAAAGAGACGCAGGTTGAATACCCTTAATATTCCGCATGGCAGCGTCAAGCCGGTCCCCATCTGGTCTTTGAGCCTACCCTTTGATGTGGAGATGTGGGAACAACAGGATTGATTGCCCTAAGCAGTCTATTCGGAAGAATCCGCGACCAGTCGTTAGAAGCGGCATTATAAGAAGGTCGAGCACACAACGTTCGAAGCAAGCAGCCGTAAGGTCGAGGCAAGCAGACGGGTTAAGTAAATCAGCCGAACATGCCCTGAACGGTTATGCAGTGAACAATAGTAACTGATAACTCCGGTGGGAAGAGCAGAGAGAGCTTATCGGGGCACAAATTATTAATCATTGAGTTATGAGAAATCATGTAAGATCATGTAAGGAGCTGAATCGCTCCATTATGCCGGAAGGTTGGGATGCAGGGAAAGATAAGATATCATGCTTCACCCTGTATGCATCAGAAGAAGAGAAGAAGAAGTTTATGAAGAAGTTTTCAAAGTATCGGGATAGATGCTATAAATCAGAAATCATCTGCTTTATGCTTTCGAACTATCTTGCTTATGCTTCTGGTAAACGATTCGAGATGTCAGCTATTAAGGTCTGGAAGTATGGGAAAAAGAATCCTTGTCCTGATAGCTATGTTAATTATTCGATAGGTGCGATCCCTGTTGGATTTATGAAGGTGGTGAAAGGTTCTTTGAAGTCTATTCCTTTCAGGTTCCAGAGTGAGTTGATATATCATGTTGTCAGTGCATTTTATAATGCTCCTGACCGATTGGTGGATGAGGTTATAAACCGTATCAATGAAATAAAGCACCCCACAAAGAAAAGTGATAGAGTGGTAATATTACAAACTGTTGTACCAGAGAAGGAATACCAGTTGGTGAAAGAGTACGCCATTCAGAATGGGATGAATATTTGTGACCTGTTGAGGGTAGTGTTGAAGACGGTGTGTATGTCAAAGAGGGACAGGAAATATGATGATTCACCAATAGGAAGGGTATTCAACCTATATCGAATTCTCAAACAGAAAAGAGAGCCGTTCGTAGTTGGGCCTAATTATCGACTACTATTCGTTGAAATAACCGGAGACAGAGAGAGGTATTATCTTACGAAGTTTCTTCGAAGAAGAAGAATCACCAAAACAGAGATGTTGAGAAAAGCTGTTCGGGCGCTGGATGATGTGGTAACACATCGAACCCGGTTAGAGAAGAAAATTATTTTTGAACCGGATGAGGAAGATGAGGATGATACCGATTATTGGTATGAGAGGATGGCGAGAAGAGATTTCGTAAGGTCTATATATGTTTGATTATTAATTTGAAGATATGGAAAAGTACACAAAAGAAAGCCTGGCTAAAATGACGCCAGAAGAGTTAGAGAATGTAGTTCTCAAATTACAAGATGAATTAGAGGCAGAGAAGATCACGAGTAAGCAATATTCTACTTGGTGGAATCAGGAAACAGAAAGACGTAGAAGGGACGTTGAAAAGCTAAATGTATTGCATAACCTGATTCATTCTTGGGAAGATAAAAATTAAGTAAGGAGGGTAAACATGAAAGAGGATGAAAGAAAGCCTATTGCGCCGACGTTGCGTAATATGGAAGTGAATGATGTGGAAGAATGGCCATTGGAAAGAATTGATACCGTTACAATGACGGTAGGTAGATTCTCCCGTAAGTTCAGGGCGAAAGGCATCAAGTTCAGAACATGGACGGATAAGCTGGAGGTGAAGGTTCAGAGAATAGCGTGATCATGGAAAGTCTGTCATGTGCTGAAAGAGAGATCGCGAATGAGTTCTGCAAGGGCTTTTCAGATAAGGAAGTGGCGGATAATCTGGATAAATCATATTGGACCGTCAAGACACAGAAAAAAGCTATATACAAGAAGCTCGGAATATCGAAGGATACCGAGCTTATTTTGTATATGGTTTGTGAGAAAGTGCAGCGCAGATTCGAATTGAAAGAAATACGCAAGCATGGTTTAGAATTATTGTTCTCTGCCCTATTTCTGGTTATGCAGGTCACTTGCAATAATCTGGATAATATGAGAATGATGAGAGTGAGAAGAGTGAGAAAGACAGAATATGTATGTGATTATGGAGGAGGTGATGAAGATGGATATAAATCAATTTGACCATTTAGTTACGATCTATCGGGTGATGAATCAAAAGACATTTGGTTTCAGGTTCTCGGCTGCCATTGTCGGAGGACGTATTCGTTTGCAGAGGTTAATTGATTCTGGATTGATTAGAACGGAGAAGAAAAGTAAGTCACAGAATGGAAAGTTGTATTGCAATGCAAGTGATGTATTGCGTAATGCTGTAGCATGATGAAAGTAAAAGATTGGTTTTATTATTCGGTTCTGGTGATGTTATCATTGCCGATTGGGTTGGTGTGTTGTGAGGCGATAGTTTTGCAGATTATCGGTCTGGGGTATGGATATTTGTTTTTTAGAGGGTTATTTAAACCATTATTTGATCGGAAGGAACAAGATAGCTCAGGCAAAGAATGATGATAGTATAGCCCGTGAGGGTGATTCTCCCCTTTTGGAGATGTGTTTTGTTTGTGTTGTTACACCGGGTGTATCGTCTGTGAAGATAGTGCACCCTTTTTATTTGGAGAGGTGGCGGAATTGGTAGACGCGCTGGTCTCAAACACCAGTGGATTCACTTCCATCCCGGTTCAACTCCGGGTTTCTCCACGAGTTTTTATTAACCTTTTAAAATTAAAGTTTATGTCACTTATTAGAAAAAGTTCTGAATTAAGTATTCAGACAAACATTAAAATGATGGTTTATGGTCAAGCTGGTATGGGAAAATCAACTTATGCGTTGAGTGCTCCTAAGCCTTTATTGCTTGATTTTGACAATGGTGTAAAGCGTATCAATAACGCTCATTTGAGGGATGTTGATACAGTTCAGATCACATCTTGGACTGATATCAAGAATGTATTGAGAGAGGATTTATCTACCTACCAGACTATCGTGGTTGACACTATCGGTAAAATGATGGATTATATCATAGATTACAAATGCAATGGAGGTATTCCTAATATCAGTAGTTGGAATGGGATCAATGCGGAATTCGCTTGGTTTGTTCGTGAAATCTCTTCATTAAACAAGCATATCATCTTCGTTGCTCACCGTGATACACGAAAGGAAGGCGATGATACGGTATTCATTCCAGCATTAAGGGAGAAGAACTACAATTCTATCGTTACTGAACTTGATTTGCTGGGATACATTGAAGCTAAAGGGCGTATCAGAACTATAACCTTTGACCCAACCAGTCGTAATGATGGAAAGAATACTTGTAACCTTCCGGCTACGATGAATATCCCCACTATCCTTGATAATAATGGAAATCCGACTGCAAATAATACTGCAATTATGGATTATGTTATCAAGCCGCATTTAGCTCGTCTGGCCGCAAAACAAGAAGAGATTGCGAAATATAACAAGGTGATTGAAGAGATCAAAGAGCAAATTGAACTTATCACAGATGCGGAATCTGCAAATGATTTCATAGCTCAAATTGATAATTTCGAGCATGTGGGCAGTTCCAAAGTAATGGCGGCTCAACTCGTCCGGAGCAAAGCGATAGCTTTGAATCTGAAACTTAATTCAGATAAAAAGTATGAACCAGCAGCCTAAATTTAGATTCTATGCAACGCTGTTGGATGCTTTCTTTGAATATATCAACAGTGATGTGATATGGCAGAAGTATTGGGGATGGAGTGAAAATCCTCCCCATACTCCAGAAGAGTTCCACAAACTACAGTTTCAGGAATTGATTAATAAAATTAATCGAGTTCCTTTTGATAGTGAAGCCGCTGATAAAGGAACCGCTTTCAATGAAATTGTAGATTGTCTGATCGAGGGAAGAAGTTCTGAAACCGTGAAGTTGATTAAAGTGTATGAGGGGGGAAAGATTGAATGTTCTGATTTCAAGCCGAAGAAAGCTGATATTGTGGTAGAACTTATTGCTATCTATAATAATCGATATTTCTATTTTCCAATGACTCTTTGCCGTGAATTTGCTGATTATTTTAAAGGTGCATTGACACAGCAACGGGTAGAAGCTATTTTACCAACAGCCCTCGGTGAAGTTTTGGTTTATGGTCTTATTGATGAGCTGATGCCTACGAGTATCCATGATATCAAAACAACAAGATCATACACATTCGGGAAGTTTAAAAATCATTTTCAACATCTGGTCTATCCTTATGCCTTGATGAAGAATGGTTCAGATATACGGACGTTTGAATATAATATTGTTGAGTTCAATAAAAACGGCTATCCGGCGGATACTTATACAGAAATCTATATGTTCAGTCCTGAGCGAGATATTCCCATTCTTATTAATCATTGCGAAGCATTTATTCTGTTTCTGGAAGAAAACAGAACACTTATCACCGATCGCAAAATATTTGGTATAGAAGATGGCAGAGGAAGCGATACTAACAAAGCATGATGGTGAAGTGAAGATGTCAAAGGACTTTGATTATCTATGTTCTAAGCTCAGAAATGGCAGGTATAAGTTGAGTATCGTTCGCTGTTCAGAGAAAAGAACAATAAGCCAGAATGATTTGATGTGGATGTGGTTCGGATGTATTGAGGATGAGACAGGTACACCGAAGAATGATATCTACCTGTATTATTGTAAGAAGTTCCTGAGCCGTTTGGCTCTCGTTCATGGTGAGGAGGTGATGATATATGATACTTCTTCCAAGCTGAATACCAAACAGATGTCGGACTTCATGACGAAGATTCAAGTAGATGCAGTGATGGAACTCGGTATTAATCTACCCCTACCGATTGATCGGTTCTATGAAAGTTTCGTGGGAGAATATGGAAGAAGATGAGCGGGCCGTTTGGTTCGCTCTTTTTATTAATTAATAATTATTTAAGATGGAAATTCAAAAAGTGAAAATCACGAAGGATAACACCTGTATGGTAGTGTATTCTAATGCTGATGGTGATGTGATAACGCATCAGGGAGGAAATATCATTCACAAGGATTTGAAAGAAGCGATGAATGCGCTGATACCTCACCTTGCAGTATTGACAGAACAGAGAGAGGCGTATAACAGTACGTTGTCAGAGGTAAGAGCGAAGGATGATCTTCCGGTGAAATTATCTGTTCAGGGTGTCAGTATCTCCGGAGATAGCATAAATAATGGCATCCAGATTACCGGCTGCCGAATGTTGTTAACAGGCAAGGTTCTGAACCTGAACAGCCCTACTGCTATGCTTGATGGAGAGACGGATAAGTATGAATATGCCGATGACCTTTATCAGTTGATAGAGAATATCAAATTTGAAGTCCGGCAATATATTGAGCAAAAGAAATGGGCAATCAAACAGGGAGAATTATTTGAAGATGGAGACGGTACACCGTTTGATGGTTCTGTTGAAACATTGACCTCTGGTATTGATATTCCACAAGCGGATATCGCAATCAGTGAAGCTCCGCAGCCGGAGAAGGAAGTGAAGAAGATGAAGAAAACCAAAAAAACTAAGAGCGCAGCGTAAGATGTTAGGTCCTTTAAAGATTGTACTCACTCCGAACTGCTATAAGGTTTCATTCGACTTCCACCCTATGATGTTGAAGTGTGTAAAGAGGATACCAAGTGCCGAGTGGAACATGGATGGTAAGTTCTGGAAGGTAAGCACTGATGATTACAACTATCTAAAAGTGATGGCTGATTGGGCAGTTCAAAATCGATATTGTGGAGGTGTCAAGGCTTACAAAGAGGAACAGCCAGTACAGGACTATACGCTCCCTCCCATGCCACAACTACAGGTTGAACATGGTTTAAAAGTTGAGCCCTATGATTATCAGAAGGAAGGAATTGCGTATGCTCTCATTCATAAGCGTTGTTTCTTCGGTGATGAGCCAGGATTGGGCAAAACGATGCAGGCAATAGGCACGGTCTCGATAGCGAAAGCATGGCCGTGCCTTATTGTTTGCCCTTCAGGATTGAAATTAAATTGGCAAAGAGAATTTATGAAGTTTGCAGGTATTCAAGCAGTGATCTTGGATGATAAGAACCGGCAGACCTGGCAGTCATTCTGGGAGATGAAGAATCAGCAAGGGCAACCAATGTGTAAGGTCTTCATCACAAATTATGAGAGCCTGAAAAAGTTCTTTGTGTCTGGCATCAAAGAATCCAGTCGATTCACCCTGAAAAGTATTCGCTTTGATTCCCGCGTAGATTTGTTCCGGTCTGTGATAGTTGATGAGAGCCAGAAGTGTAAGTCCAGCAAAACACAGCAAAGTAAGTTTGTTGAAGGGATATGTAAAGGGAAAGAATGGATATTTCTACTTACAGGTACTCCCGTCGTGAACAACAACACCGATCTCATTCAGCAGTTGAAGATATTGGATCGTTTGGATGATTTCGGAGGTTATAAGTATTTCACGGAAAGGTATTGTTCCGGGATCAGTAAATCAAGCAACTCAAAGGAACTGAATTGGAAATTAAGAAAGGCTTGTTTCTTCCGTAGGTTGAAGAAGGATGTGCTCACTCAGTTGCCGGATAAAACAAGAATGTATATCACAGTAGACATCACGAATAGAGATGAATATAATGTTGCTGAACGCAATCTGATTGAGTATCTACGTAAGTATAAGAAAGCTGATGATGAAAAGATTCAGAAGGCAATGAGAGGTCAAGTAATGGTACAGATGTCTATTCTGAAACAAGTTGCTGCCCGTGGAAAGATAAAAGAAGCCATTGAGTTGATTAATGACACGATAGATGGTGGAAGCAAGTTGATTGTATTCGGATTCCTGAAGGATGTAATAGGCAAATTGCATGAAGCATTTCCGGACGCGGTTACTGTCACAGGGAAAGATAATGATGCGCAAAAGCAAAGGTCAGTAGATGCATTCCAGACGGATGAGAAAACGAAGATCATTCTGCTTAACTACAAGTCTGGTGGTACAGGTCTGACGTTAACAGCCAGTTCAGATGTATTGTTTATCGAGTTCCCATGGACGTATGCAGATTGTTGTCAAGCAGAAGACAGAGCACATCGTAATGGGCAAAAGAATGCGGTTCTCTGCCGTTATTTGTTGGGGAAAGGTACGATTGATGAGTATATGTATCAGGTCATTCAAACAAAGAAGGAGATCAGTAATGATGTAACGGGAACGGATGATGTTGTGGAGGAATCAACTGTCAGTAAGGAAGAGCAGATGTTAAACCTCGCTATGGATATGTTCAAAGATAAAATTTAGGAATAGGAAGGGGATAATGATGAAACTAAGGTTGAATAGAGACAAGGCCCTATTAACTCCAGCTATTGGGGTATTCTGGGGAAATGAAAGTCGGAATGGTGGATATAAGATTAGCGTATCTGTCATATTCTTATGTTTTGAGATTGAATTATTAATGTTCTAAACAAAGTACTATGAGTAAACAAAACCCATTAAAGGAAGCCATTCAGTCTTATTTGGATGGGAGAGCAAAGGTTGATGAATTGTTTGCCGTTGCCTACAAAAAGAAGAATAAGAGTATAGATGAGTGTTGCACATACATCATGGGAGAAGCCAAGAAAAGAGGCAATGCCGTATGTATGTCTGATGATGAAGTGTTCGGATTAGCTGTTCACTACTATGATGAAGACAACATCAAGATAAACAAACTCCCTGCTAACGTTAAAGCCTCCGCTTCCGCTCCTGTATCCAAACCTGTAAAGCTTACCGAGGAAGATGAGAAAAGAGCACGTGAGGAAGCAATTAAACGTCTGACCGAGGAACAACATGCTTTGCTCAGGAAAAAGCCTACACGGGCAAAGAAAGAGGCTACAGAGGTGAAACAAATGAGTTTATTCTAATTATGAAACCGAGAACTAAATTACAGAAAACAGTTTCGGAGCTTAGCAACAAGTTACCTGAAATAACTAATGCCCACAAACGCTGGGCTACAGAACATCTGTTTGCTCATGAAGCGTATAAATGCAAGAATGAATTGTGGTGTTCTGATTGTGGTGGAGTCTGGATAGACACAAACAACAGCGAGTTGGGTGCTATCATTTTAGGAGACAATATTGAATGTCCATATTGCCACCACAAACTCAAGGTAAAGGTAAGCCGGAAGAAGAAAAGTACAGACGAAGTGTATATGTCTATTCTGCAAGTTGTGGGCGGATTCCAAGTGATAAGGCATGTATTATGCTGTAAATGTGCCTATAAAAAAACGGCCTACACTACCATTTCCTCTCATATTCGTTACTCTTTTTTTGAAACCGTTCAGGAATGGATCACAGCGGATGGAAAGCGTACCGTCATGGCAAAGCCGATGAATATGGGTGGTAACGGATGGATATATTCAAGTCCTTTAAGCATAAAGGATGAATATGGTAGTAATGGCTATTATCGTTACGGAGATATCTATGCGATTTATGGATACTTATACTCCAAAGTAGAGTTGATATCCGAATTAAAGAAACGAGGTATTGGCAGAAAATTTCCAGATGTTAATCCGTCAAGACTCATACGTTCTCTTTTAAAAGGAGATAACGACGCAGAGCTTTGCCTAAAGACAGGACAGATGTCAATGCTTAAACACATGTTCAAAGAAGGATATTACCAACTCCGCTATAAGCCTTCCTTTAATATCTGCAACAGGAATCATTATATTATCAAAGACGCCTCTATGTGGAATGATTATGTCGGCTTGCTATTGTACTTCCACAAGGATGTGCGTAATGCCCATTATGTTTGTCCCAAGGACCTGAAGACTGAACACGATTTACTTGTGAACAAAAAGAGGGATATTGAGACCAGACAGAGAAGAGAACAGGAGCGGATGGAGAAGATTCGTCATGAAAAAGAGCGCAAGGAAAATATCGCCCGGTTTTATAAAAAAATGGAGAGGTTCTTTGGCTTGGAGATTGCGGACGGGAGCATCACTATCCGTCCGTTGGAAAGTGTGACTCAGTTCTACCAAGAGGGTAAAGCAATGCACCATTGCGTATATACAAACGAATATTACAAGCTTAGTGATAGCCTTATCTTGTCGGCCCGTATTGGGGAAAAACGTATTGAGACAATAGAGGTATCATTGAAGACTTTTGAGATCGTTCAGTCTCGCGGTACATGTAACAAGAATACTGAGTACCATGAACGAATAATTTCTCTTGTGAAAAAGAACATTGGTTTAATCCGTAAAAAGATGGCATCATGATAGTACTTGGAAGTGATGGTCTGCCTGTTGGCAGGAGGAAGAACAACTACATGAATATTGATGGGGTTCTGCACAAACGATGCACCCATTGCGGGCAATACTTCCGCCTGAACTACTTCTATCCCTTGAAGTATCGGCGTAAAGGAGAAACACGTGAAACCTTGCAGTCTTGGTGTTGTGATTCTGCATGGTATCTGGATGTTGTAAGAGAGCAAAGGAAAAGAAGGAAATAAGTATGTGTAAAACAAATCAAATATGAGTGAAATAGAATTAACATACGGAGAAAAGCAAAAGCGATTAAATGATGCTTTTCTCCGTGAATTGAAAGAACTGCTCAACAGATACAACGCTTGTATTGAGGCTAAAGATGAAGACCCAGGATATCCCTATTGTGATGAAGATATACATATTAGGATAGTGGGTAAAAGCGATTGTTATCAGCCTTTTGTAGATATTGATTTAGGTTGTAGGTTTTACTAATAACTATAAAGAAATGAGTGAAACGATAAGATGTGATTATTGTGGTGAGGTGTTCTCAAACGAGATTTCAGATACCATTGAGTTTTGGGAAATTGAGAATAAGTACCTATGTTGGAGCTGTAAAAATCAATTAGGTTTAACTGATTGTTGCGATTGTGGCAATGATATGCACAGAAAGGACAATGAATTTGATTTAGATTTATGTCCTAAGTGTTTGGAGAAATGGAAAGCAAATAATTCAAACTTAAATCAGAAATGAGCCTTGGGCGGCTTTGTAAAACCCACATAAAAGTATGAATGAAATTAAGTTAGGCGACAAAGTTCGCAGTAGTGTATCAGGTTTTTCAGGAATCATCACAGCGAAATGCGAGTATTTACATGGTGTAACAACGTATGCTGTTACAGCGCCTGAACCGTTAAATGGAGAAGTTAAAACCGAATGGTTTGCGGCCTCCGAACTCGTAATTGAGTAAGGTGTTTCACAGGTCCCGGAGGGGCATTGCTTTTCCGGGATTTCATCAAATCAAGATAAGAAATTAGATATGAAACCTCAGACAGAAAGTCAGATTCAGAAAGATTGTGTAAAGTGGTTCAGGGAGAAGTATCTTACCATTGAACCACTTTTCTTTGCTGTGCCCAATGGTGGTGCGAGAAATGCCTGGACTGCAAAGATCATGAAGGACGAAGGTGTTAGAAAAGGAGTCGCAGATTTGATCTTGCTTCTGCCCAGATCAGGATATGCATTCTTATGTATTGAGATGAAGAAGCCAGGCGGAGAACAGAGTGAGAGCCAGATCATCTTTCAGAGATTAGTTGAGAAGGTAAAAGGAAAGTATGTTGTCTGTCATTCGATGGAGGAGTTTGTAAAAGCCATTAGAGAGTATATAGGATGAGTTATATTGACTTGATAAACCAGTTCTGGCGGATGAATAGGATTGAGCCGTTCACTCCTACAGAGGTGTGTTTATATTTCTATTTATTAAGTCAATGGAATAACAAGGAAAGAAATAATATCGTAGAAATTAAGACAAGAGATATTGAGAGGGAAATAAACATCACGAAAAAAACAATTTGTGTGACCAGGAAGAAATTAAGAGATCGCGGCCTGATCGATTTCAAGGAAGGAGAAAGAAGATCTTCTGCCCCTGTTTACCAGATATTATATAATGTCGAGATAGGCAGTCCGATGAGAACAGCAGAGCCACAAGCAGAAACGGTAATACCGGAGGATATCGAAGTAGATGAGATACCAGCGCCTTCTCCGGAACCTACCCCGGTGTTCGAAGAACAGAAGCCGGATCAGAAGCCACCCAAGAGAAAGAAGATTGAGAAGCCTTTAGATGAGTTGTTCAAGGTGCCAAAACCAGAGAAGAGAAAGAAAAAAGAGTTTGTCCCTCCTACCTTACAAGAGGTAGAAGATTTCTATTCTGGACTTGGAGTAGTAGATGCAGAGGAAAAGGCACAACAATTCTATTTTCATTATGATAGTCTGGGATGGCATACGGCTTCGGGAGCCGTGATCTGGCGTTGGGACTCATTAGCAAACAAATGGTTATTGAACGATAAACAAAAGGAGAAACAGTATGAAAGCAATCGGAGCTGTAGCAAAAAGAGCGGTGAAGGAGATGGTTACAAGGAATCGCTCAATGAACGCTTTGCAGAGAGCGAGCGTAAGTTCTGGGAGAAGAACGGAGATCATTAAGTCCTTCGGTGGTCCGACAGAATTCGCCACGAGATTCAACCCTACCATTCAATGGAGGTTACGAGAGTGTGCTGCTGATTATGTCTCATGTAGTCAAATGAATTACCCTACGATGTGGGAGGTTCGTGAAGTGTATGGCATTGAAGTCTTGAGAGATTGGGTAGCGGTAATGATTGAGGATTTGAATGATTTTTGCAATGTAAGGGACAAGATGAAGTCAACGCAGAAGGATGAAGCGGCACATATTATCAGTTGCGAGTATGGCCATCTGAATATCGCGGAGGTTGCATTGTTCTTCCTGAAAGTAAAGTCAGGAACCTTCGGAGAGTTCTATGGAATCCTCGATACTGTCCGCTTGATGTCGATTATGAAGAAGTTCATGGCGGAACGTATGAAAGCGTTAGCATCCTATTATGACAGGAAGGAAAAGGAAGATGCAGAGAGGGAGAGAGTGAAAAGGGAAGCCGAAGCGGTCCCCCCCGAGATAGCCCGTCAGTGGATTAAGGAAGGGAAATTCTCTGAGACATTAAGTTTATTCCTGGGTGGGTCCCGATAGATTAATTAAGAGGTTGATTGTGTTATGAGAGCAAACGGATAGATGTGTATAAGCGTCTTTCTGTTTGCTCTTTATTGTTGTTTGCGTGCATTTGCAAAAAGATAAGAGAATGGAGATTTATACAAGTTATTTCGGAAAGCTTAAGCGATTACAGGAAAGTAATATTCTTCCAGTATCGATTAGTATTATCACTCCCCGTTGGTTTGGCGGGCGTACCTATGTAGAGTTAGCCCCCAGAAGAGGTATGTTAGGGCTTAGTTCAGATGAGTACCGTAAGGAATTCAGCAAGATATTGAGAATGAATTCTCCGATGAAGGTATACAAGGATTTGGAGATCATGGTAAGGAATGATAGAAAGGTAGCTATTGCTTTATTATGTTATGAGAGTCCGGAGAAATTCTGCCACCGTCATCTGGTAGCGGAGTGGTTCATGGAGAAGTTAGGAATTGAGGTGAGAGAGTTTGATTATGTGCCTAAGATCGAGGCGCCAGTACCAGAACAATTAAATTTATTCTAAATGAGTATGAAGAAGGTTGATGAAGATTTCAATGTAGAGATCAAAGAGTTACCAATTGATTTATTGGTGGAGAACAAAGGGCAGATTCCCGGAGTGCCGAAGAATCCGAGGAAGATATCAAAGCGTAGGTTTGAGGAGTTGAAGATGAGTATTGAGCGTTCCCCAGAGATGAGAAAGCTCAGCGAAGTAAAGGTATACCCTTTCAATGGAAAGTATGTAGTTCTGGGAGGGAATCAGCGTAAGAAGGTTTACAAGGAACTGGGATATAAAACAGTCTTATGTAAAGTTCTTCCGGAAGACACTCCCCCGGAGAAGCTCAGAGAATATATCATTCAGGATAATAATGCCTTTGGTGAGAATGATTTAGATATCCTTGCAGAGAATTGGAAGGCTGATGAGCTTACCGAATGGTGTATCGGTCTGGAGATTTATGAGAAAAAGCCGGAGCCGGATGAAGTAAAGGGAGATATACCATTCACAGAAGTATTGAATGAAGAGCATAATTATCTGGTATTATATTTCGATAACGAGGTAGATTGGTTACAGGCAAAAACCTTGTTTGGTTTAAAGTCCGTGAAGTGTCTTTCTACCCGTTCAGATGGTAGCATCCCAAAAGGAAGAGAAAAATATTCAGTCGGCCGGGTATTGAATGGGCCTAATGCAATCAATGAGATTCTTAATCATAAAGAGAAAGGGACAACATGATAGAATCTGGAGGAATAGCAATAGTGCTTATATGTGCGATACCGGTAGTAGCGATCATTTGTGCTACAGTGACGAGAATATTTGAATTAAAGTATGGAGAAAAGGAAGAAAGAGATGAAGATATCAGTTAATGTACCCAGTTATAAAAGAGCGAATGAAGTTCTTACGTTGGCTTATCTCCCATTCTGTAAAGTTTGGGTAGATGAAGGAGAAGAGGATGAGTATAAACAGCATTATCCGGATGCAGAGATCATCTCATGTCCGAAAGGTATTCAGGGAAATGTTGCGAGGGTAAGGAATTACATCTTATGTCAGGAGATGGCAGCCGGTTATGATGTGGTTTGTATTGTTGATGATGATCTCTACCGTCTGGAGAGATATGTTAAGCAAGAAGGAAGCCAATTTGGATATATAAAAGAGAAGATAGAGACAGATGATTTCCTGATGTTCATAGAAAAGTATTCAATCATTGCAGAGGATATCGGGGCAAAGTTCTGGGGAGTGAATATAAACACTGATCCAATGGCATACCGTCATGCATCCCCATTCTCTACCGTCTCCCCTGTATTGGGTCCTTTCCAGTGTTTCATGAAAGGGAATAGGTGTTTCTATGATGAAGCCCTTCCATTGAAGGAAGATTATGATATGACGCTCCAGCAATTAAATCTGGAGAGAGTCATATTGAGAGTGAACGCTTACCATTATGTATGCAAGCAGTCTGTGAATGAAGGAGGATGCGCATCATACCGAAACAGGGAGCGGGAGAAACAACAGATAGAAGCTCTACGCCAAAAGTGGGGTTCTGATATTGTAAAGATGGATACAACGAATAAAGGTCGTTCAAAGAAAAAGAAGTTGGAGGATTACAACCCTATTATCCATATACCGATCAAAGGGATTTAAGGGGCTCAGGACGATTTCTATTCATTATGTGATAAATGATAAGGTTGGAGGATGAAGACATGAAGAAAGAGAAAGGAAACGGAAATTTAAAGCCATTTGAGAAAGGTAAAGTAAGCCGAGATCAAGCGGTGGAGGCTGGAAGGAAGGGAGGGCTCGCATCAGTGGAAGCCAAGAAGAAGAAAAAGAAGCTTCGTGAGCTGTGTGAGATATTCGGTGAGCTACCGGTATATTCTGATAAGGCAAAGAAGCTGATGGAAGAGATGGGTATCTCAGAGGAGGATATGACTAATAAGATGGCAGCAGTTATCGGTGTATTCAAGAAAGCTGCAGCCGGAGATGTCCAGGCATTTAATGCTATCCGGGATATCATAGGAGAGAAGCCAAAGGATGAGGTTGATTCAAAGGTGGCTACGAGTGTGACTGTAAATTATGTGAGATCAGGAGCTAAGTTTGCGGGTTCAGAAGATGAAGTAAATGATGAGCGAAAATGAATTGTTTGAGGTGTCCGACCTCTTCATGGCGAATAAAGAAACCGAAGAACGTACGGTAGTCAATCAGGGAGGAACATCCTCAGGCAAGACGTATTCTATCATGCAGCTTCTTTTTGAGATGGCAATGAATGAGCCTGACCTTGTGGTTACGATTGTAGGTCAGGACATACCCAACTTGAAGAAGGGTGCATATCGTGATGCAAAGACTATCCTAAACCAGTCTCCTATTCTACAGGTTTGGTTCCCGTATATCAATGAAAGCGAAAGGGTGATTCGGTGTATCAATGGTTCTGTATTGGAATTTACTTCATTCAAGGATGAACAGGATGCGAAGTCCGGTAAGCGTGATGTATTGTTCATAAACGAGTGTGATGGTATTGCATACGGTATCTATTGGCAGCTTGATATGCGTACTCGCCGAAAGGTTTTTCTGGATTATAACCCGTCTGCTCGATTCTGGGTTCATGACAATGTGATAGGGAGAAAGAATGTGAAGCTGATCATATCTGATCACCGTTGTAACCCTTTCCTTTCTAAAGAAGAGCATGAGAAGATAGAGAAGATCGAGGATTATGAGCTTTGGAAAGTATATGCCCGTGGAAAGACTGGAAAGTTGAAAGGTTTGATCTTCCCTGAATTCCGGATCGTAGATCGAATGCCGGAGGTATTGGAGTGTAAGGGTAATTGGTATGGGTTAGACTTTGGTTATACCAATGACCCTACAGCATTAGAGAATATGAGGCTTGCTCATGGTGAGCTATGGGTTGATGAGCTATTGTTTGAGGCGGGATATGATAACCCGATGATTGCGCGAGTGATGAAGACCAATGGGATAATGCGGCGAGATGTGGTGATAGCAGATTGTGCCGAACCGAAGAGTATTTCAGAGATAAATAGTTTTGGATTTAATGTACAACCTTCATCTAAAGGACCAGACAGCATAAAGAATGGCATCCAGATTCTACAGAGGTATAAGATCAATGTTACCCGAAGAAGTACAGGAATTATCCAAGAGATGAAAAGATATAAATGGAAGGTTGATAAGAATGGGGTTATGCTGAATGTTCCAATCGAGGTTTGGAATCATGGAATTGATGCTATCCGCTATGTAGGTCTAAAGACCTTGAGTGCTCGTAGGGTTTCAAGTGGAGCGAAAGCTACCTATATGGAAGTAGATTGAGTTTGCATAATGTCAGTTTTAACATCGTAAAATGAGAGTATGTTATGAGTGAGGTATTGACAAAAAGAAAGATAATGAGTTTTGAGGAGTGGTTTCAGCTCCTATATCATGGGTATTTTGAACAGCCGTTTCAATTTGAACAATTGAGCAAGCCCAGATATGTAGGTGATAAGATAGTACCGAATGATCTGAATGATCTAACTTTCGGTCAGGTGGTAGAACTCCAAGGCATTCAGGAGGTGAATAGTATGTTCATAGTTCCTTTACGGGTGATTATGGGCATGAGCACCGATGAAGTGATGCAGTCCAGTGCAACGGAGGTGGTCAGGTTCGCAGCATGGTCAGCCAGAGAGATGGAAAGAATAAACAAGCTATTTGCATCAACGAATAGGAAGCCCACCGATAAAGAGAGAAAAGCAGGCATTGAAAGCCTGAAATTCGGCATATTCGGGACAGTAGACTATTACGCTCAACGTATGGGAATAAAAGATCATGAAGAAGTGATGTCTGTTCCTTGGATGAGAATATATAAGTGTTTGCAAATTGATTCAGAGAAAGCGAAGTATGAACTAAGATTGAGGAAGGTGTATGAGGATGAAAACAGTAGAAAGTAAATTGAAAGAGATCGTGGGAGAACAGTTTCCCGGGGTATCGTATGTGTTCGATGATTGGAAAGCGATTGATCGTAAATTGTCTAAGGTGTCATTACCTGCAATTATTTGCGTTATGCCTGTTTCCGGTGTGTTCACGTTCAACCATGGGCGTGTGAAGGATAAACCTAATTGCTATATTGTGTTCATGGATAAAGTACCTAAAGATGCGGATGGTGATGAGAATGAGGTTATCTATTCATCTATGAAGGAGATGGCGAAGAAGTTTATTTCAGAGGTGAATAAATCAGGATATTTTGAAGCTGTCGAGGGCGATATTCCCTATGACGTAATCACAGAAAAGATGTCTGATATATTATCTGGTATAGGGGTTCCGTTGTCGTTGAAGGAGTCGACTTATAAATGCGTATGAGTAAGGAGAAACAGTTAGAGATAATCGGTGATGAGTTGGATTCGCTCATGCAGCGAGTTATAGCCAATCATCTACGAGCCGGGCAAAAAGCATCAGGACGGACATTGCAGAGCATTAGAAAGCAAATATCAGATGCTGGTGGAGTGTTACTCGGTCGGGCTTATTTCGGAGTTCTGGAGACGGGTAGAAAGCCCGGTCCAGTGCCAGGTGGATTTCGTTTTGTGATATTGAAATGGATGAAGGATAAGGGAATCAGTGCCTCCCCTATTCCGTATGTCAGAGAGCCGAGCGCCAGATGGAAGCCGAAGTATACTCCACAGGAAAGAGGTGATCTGAGTTTGGCCGGAGCTATTGCGTATCGTATCAGGAAGGAAGGTACAAGCTTGTACCGGAATGGAGGGCGTGATGATATTTATTCTAATGAGATACCGAGGACGGTTGAGAATATACTTGATCGTATTATGACAGTATTCGCTAAAGATGTAGAATCAATAAATATAAATAGTATCAATGAGGAAGGAAGTGATTAACGGTGCGACCGTAGAATATCCAGATGAAATATCTTTTTGTTTCAATCCGGTAGTAATAAATATATCTGGATATACAGGATCAAGTATAGGGATGGCTGTAATAGATACACAGACAGGAAGTAGTCACACAGAAAAAAGAGAGATGTTTAGTTCTGGGTGTTTCTTTGATGCCTCGTTCTTTATGCAATCAGCTTTTGATTCAATGGATTTTAAAGATGTGGATTATTCAGAAGCTGGTGCAAAAGATAGCAAAGTAGGAAAGCTATTTAAGGTTATATTGATTCTATATGCTTCGGATGGTTCTGATGATGGTAATTTCCAGTTTGAGACATTTGTTATTTGGGGGGCAATGAGGATCGGCGAAAGGTATAATGGTGAAAGAACATTAGTATGTTTCCGTAATCTGCCTTTTACGGTTGGCATGTATTCATCTGGTGAGGATGTCGCTAATGTCATTGTCAACGGAAAACAAACAGCATCCTATGAGTTATCAGAACAGAAAGTATGGAATATCGTACTTGAATTAGCAAAGACAAATAGTGCAGTTATTGAGGTCCCTGGGAAAAAAGATGATTCAAGTGTATTCGACTATACGTTTGATTATACCTTCCATAAAGCTCTGAATGCTCCATCAAGGGTAAAATTGATATTAGATGATTGTACAGAGGGGATTTATCTCCGTTGGATAAATAGACATGGATTTTATTGCTATTGGCTTTTCAGAAAAGGAGATGAAAGTCAGCAAGTATCAGATGAAGGAGAGTTTATACGTAATAATATGACAGATTACAACTATGTGAATGGCTATCATGGAGGAAGTGGAAGACAACAGAGGAAGACAGGAAGTAATACTTTGAATATATGTGCTCCACTTGTGGATCGTGATACGTATGATTTCCTTTTCCAACTCGCATTGTCTCCTGTCATTGATATGTATATGGGATTTGGCCCTGATGAGATAGACCGATGGATGGGTGTTAATGTGTCTGTTGGGACATACACGAAAACCCGTGCTGATCTACAAGATTTTATAGCCGCTATTATTTTACCTGAAACAAGAGTACAAAACTTATGAGAAACGATTTATTATTTATTGATGGTGAACTGGTGGATCTGGATGATAGTACCAAGATCACATTGAACTATAAGAGTAATCTCTTTACTGATCTGAGTAAGATTGTGAGTAATAACAGCTATACAATCAAGTTACCAAAGACAGTGAGGAACCAACGGATTATTAAGCATTCGGATTTGCCGGCATGTATTACGGATTATCCGAGAAAGTTCCATTCGGCAAGGTATTTCAGGAATGGGGTTGAGATTATACCGAATGGAAAGGCTGTGTTTATGTCTGGATCAGATTCTTTTGAAATAGCTCTAACATGGGGTAATATTAGTTTGCTGTCTGGTATTGTCGAGGGTGATAAGACCTTGAATGATTTGAAAGATAGCTATCCTGAATATCATATTATCTGGAAAAGAAATATTAGTAATTATCAGGTTGTAGATAGCTTTATCATGTCCGATATGAACATGGGGATTCGGAACTATGATACAAAGAATTATATTCATCCGTGTGTTCGGGCGGGTTGGATATTGGAAAGGATATCCCGGGATAGCGGTATCAATTTCTTATTTCCGGCAAATATCATAGATAATCTTATTAGCAAGCTCCTTGTTCCGATGTTGACCAAGAAAGGAAAGGGAGAAGATGATAATAATCAGTTTGGTATTACAGGAGTATATGATAATGGGCAGTTGGATGGGTATGTATTAACAGTTTTGATACAAAAATACTACAAAAATGATTATCTGGAGATTGTCGGTTCGAGAGATGGGTTATATGCAGGAGTGAAAATATTGAAGAATAATACAAAGATTCATATTAGAGGGAGAATGTTCTTTGACTTTACAGGTTCTACAATGCCCAATCCGAGGTTTGTTGCATACAAAGTTGTAGATGGAGCTGCGGAAGAGGTCTTCTCTGTTAGTTATATCGATTTGGAGAATAAAGGTAGCCAAACTTGGTTTGTTTCTTTTGAGTATGATGATTATACTACAGTATTATCTGCTGGTGATGTGATCTACTTCGCTTTCGCCGATACCGGATTCTTTACGAATAATTGGGGAATTACGACTTTTGTTGTTGGATTATTGGCGTTTACAGAAGAAACTTCAGTTTTTGAAGATGGTGTGAGTGATGGCAATTTCCCGATTATATCTAATTTACCAAGCGTAAAACAAATTGATTTCCTGAAGGCTCTTGCTTCCATGTCGGGTACATTCGCAGTAGTCAAAGATAAGGCTACAATACAGTTCGTATCAATGGATGAAGTAATCAGTAATAAGTCAAAGGCTCTGAATTGGACAAGGAAGGTCATTGCTTCATATCCGGAAAACAAGCCTAAAACAATCTCATTCTCCCTTGATGGTTTTGCTCAGAAGAATATGTATAAATGGAAAGAAGATGATTCCGTATCAGGAAGCTATGACGGTTATATCAATGTGGATGATGAGACTATTGAAGTCAGCAAAGATAGTGTAACTCTTCCTTTGGCAGCAACTGAAATGAGAGTTGATAAAGCATATATTCCACTCTATGAATATGGAGATAATGACGAAGTTGGAAAATTGGGAAAAGTTGAACCCCGCATATTATTGGAAATGAATAATAATGGCAAGTCAAAAGCAACGTTCAATGGTTTGGGATGGTCTACCTTATTGAATCGAAATTATCAATCATATAAAAAGGTGGTCCGTAATCCGGTTATCATTACCGAAAGAATTAGTATCAGTGATATTGATTTGAAAGAGTTGGATGTTACGGTTCCGGTTTATCTGGGACAATATGGTAGGTATTATGCCCTGATCTCGGTAAAGTCTGAGGATACGGGAGTGTGTGAATGTAAACTGTTACAGTTGGAGGTATAGTATGGCAAATAATGAAGATGAAAGAATATTGAGTATCAAGGTCAAGTATGGAGATGCTATTGCTGGAATTCTACAGTACCAGAAAAAAGTGGATGAGTTGAAGGAAGTTCAGAAAGCATTAAAGGAAGAGGTCAAAGCTGGAACGCTCGGTGAACTTGAATATCGGGCTGCATTAGCTCAGAACAAAGCGGAGATGAAAGAGGCACAGGATTCTATACGTGCACTGGAGAAAGAAACCAGAAATAACCTGAAAACTCAGCAAGAAAAAGAGGGTTCTTTGAAGTCGTTGAGAGCGGAACTTTCTAACTCAACTAAAGCCTATGATGAATTATCTAAGGCGGAAAGAGAGGGCGCAGAAGGACAAAAGTTAAGAGAGCATATTAATGATATTACTCTGCAATTAAAGGAAGCGGAAGCGGAAACGCAGAGGTTCTATCGGAATGTCGGTAATTATGAGAAGTCAGTAGGTGATGCACTTTCAGAGTTGAGAAAGCAGGTAGAAGAAGCAAATAAGAAGTATCAGGATTTAGTTAAGACCGAAGGTGAACACGCAGAATCCACAAAGAAGGCAAAAAAGCATCTGGATGATCTACAGCTTTCTTTGAAGTTTGCAGAAGAAGAATCTGGCAATTTGAATAGTTCAGTATTGGGGTTTGTCACTGCTGGTAATCCGTGGGCCATGACAGCGGTAAATATGGTGAAACAGCTTGGTAGTGTTCGTAATGGTTTTGTTTTGGTAAAAACAGGAGCTCAGATGTTAGGGAAACAGTTTGTCGCCCTGATGGCCAATCCTATTGTTTCATTTCTGGCTCTGATCGCTACAGGTATATCTATTCTGGTGAAGGGAATAAAAGGCAGTGAGGATAATATGAATCGCTGGAGGGTTGCAATGGCCCCTTTGGGTGTAGTCTTGGATTTCATCTCAAACCTTATCACGGGATTGGCTTCTGGAATACTTACTGTCATAGAGACTGGAGGAAAGTTGCTTGGATGGATCGGAAAAATGTGTGAGAGTATTCCTATTCTGGGTGAGGCGTTCCAGGAACAGAATAGGAAAATTCAGGAAAGAGTTGAGTTGCAGAAATCTCAGATTGAATATGAACAGAAGACACGTGCTGAAGTAGTGAAAAGCGCAGAGAGGGAGAAAGCGATATCCGAATTGAGGGCGAAGGTAACAGATAAGGAGAAGTATTCAGCAAAGGAAAGAAAAGGCGCATTAGAGGAGGCTATCAAGTTAGAAAGAGAACAAGCGGATGAAAAGAAGCAACTTGCAGAATTGAATCTGAAGAATCTGGAGCTGGAGGCGTCACTTGCAGAAAATGATGCAGAGATGAATAATAAGCTGGCCGAAGCAAAAGCTGCTGTGATTCGTGCCGATATTGATTATAACAATAAGATTCGGGAAATGAATGCCCAAAGATCAGAATTAAATAATCAGATTGTTACCGAGGAAAAAACAAAAACGGATGCAGCAAAGAAAGCGGCTGAGGATGCAATAAAAATCCGGAAGGAAAAAGATGATAAAGAAATTGAAGCTATCCGGCAGGCAGAAGATGCCATGTTATCCCTCATTAAAGACGGCATAGAGAAGCAAAGGCGACAGATCACACTATCCTATAACAGAGAGATAGAGGATTTGAAAAAGAAGCTTGCAGAGGAAAAGAACCTCACTCAGAAAGCAAAGGATGCAATCAACCAAACGATAAAAGCCAAGGAACAAGAGAGGATCAATGAGTTGCAGAAGTTATCGGATGAAGAGGTACAGAAGAATATCGAGAAGGAAACAAAACGGATATCCCTTCTTCTGGCTACTGTAAAGAAGGGATCAGAGGCTGAGTATCAGTTGAAGTTGCAGCAATTAATGAAACAAGAAGAGGCAGAACTTGCAGCAGCGAATTCGGAGATTGCATCAGTTGAAGAAAGAGAAGCTACTAAGTTGGCCATTCGCCAGAAGTATAATTTGCTCAATGATGATTTGATGGAATCACACGACAATTCTGTGATCCAGAAACAGCAAAAAGCTTTGAAATTGGAATTTGAGACGAAGATTGCGGCCGCTGGAAATGATGAGGTACAAGTTCTCCAGTTGAAAATGGAACAGAAACGGGTAGAATTGGAATCTATACAGCAGCTTGAAGGTGAAAGTATTCAGGAATTCAATCTCCGCAAATTACAGGCTCAAAATGAATATAATGATTCTAAACAATCACTCACCGATAAAGAGGTGGAGATTGAACAGACGAAGTATCAGGCAGTAGAAAGCATAGTTGGAGGATTAGGATCATTAACTGAAACGTTGGGTGAAAAGAATACGACTTTTGCCAAGCTATCAAAGGTTCTTGCTTTAGGAGAGATTGCTGTAAATACAGGAAAGGCTATTGCTGCAGGTGTGGCCCAGGCGCAAAGTGTTCCGTTCCCGGGTAATATGGCGGCTATTGCAACTACCATTGCAACGGTTCTGGCAAATATTGCCACAGCTACCAAGACAGTGAAAAGTGCAAAGTTTGCGCAGGGTGGTTCGGTAGTCGGTCCTGGTTCTGGTACGAGTGATTCCATTCCTGCAATGCTTTCCAATGGTGAATCAGTGCTGACGGCAGCCGCAACATCCATGTTTTCTCCGATGTTATCAGCTTTTAATCAGATAGGAGGAGGAATCCCTATCAATGTAACCGCAACGAATAATCAGGCATTGGGTGAGGATATGCTTGCCAAAGCTGTGGCAAAAGGGATGATGATGGCACCAGCACCGGTTGTATCGGTGGAAGAACTAACTACTGTATCTAATAGAGTTAAGTATCTTGAAAATCTCGGTAGTGTATGACGGTATTTGATTTGATAAAGGTGTATGAAGGGCCGATAAATGTGTTGAATGATGCAAATGTGAATCTTTCAGATGTTCGGTATATAAAGTTATTCAATGAATATCTTCGCATGAAGAAAGAAGGTCATAAACTGACATATATTGTAGCTTTCCTTGTAGATGAATATTCGGTTGGACAAGCCACAGTATACAGGATAATAGATAAGTTTAGTAAGCCTGTGAAGGTGTAATATGTTTCTGTAATTTGTGATTTAAGAGGGGTGTCCGATGGATATCCCTCTTTTTTGCTATCATGCCATGATAGCCGTATAATGTACAGAAATTCGTTAGACCTCTCAGTTGTCTCTAACTTTGTCCTAAAAGGTTGAGATATGGCAGTTCTAAAGATTTATAATGAGATTACCACAGAGGAAGATAAGCAGTTCCTAAAGTGGTGTATGGGCATGGATGGCGTATGCTTTAAGGATATTGATGAGTTTCTTTCTGGGATGGATGAGAAAGATAACTCAGTGGATATTCGTTTGCACTGTGATGGTGGTTCTGTTTCTGAGGGTTGGGCTATCTATGACAAGTTGCGTGCATCAGGGAAAGAGATTTCAGCTATAGCTGAGGGAAAGGTTGCATCAATGGCTACTATCATAATGATGGCAGCACCCAAAGAGCGGAGAAAGGCATATAAGAGTGCAAACATTTGTGTACATAACCCGTGGGTTCCCAATTATGCTTTGGGTGATTCATTGACGGCAGAAGATTTAAGAAAGACCGCGGAAGGATTGCAGAAAGAACAAGATAAGATGCTCGACCTCTATGTAGAGAGATGCGAATGCAATCGGGATGAGATGCAGAGTCTGATGAATGAAGATAAGTTCATAGATACAGATCGAGCTAAAGCATTAGGTATCATTTCAGAGATAATAGCCCCAGCGTCAGCTAAGAAGGGCTCTAACAACAATAATTTTAATAATATGGCTAAAACAGGAAATGTTGAAGTGAAACAGAACTTATTAGATAAGCTTCTGGGAAAGTTGGGCTACTCAAAAATTGAGGACGTAGCTTTGGGTATGGATTTGAGTACAGCCGATGGCGGGACGCTGACGGTTGAAAGAGAGGAAGGTGAACCGCAGGTTGGAGATGTGGCCAGTCCTGATGGTGAGCATGTAATGCCGGATGGTTCTACTATTGTGGTTGCTGATGGGAAGATAACGGAAATTAAGCCGGATTCCAGTGGTGATGGTGGAGAAGGTGGATCGGATGAAGAAACAAGAATTACAGAATTGGAGACTGAGGTTGAGGAGTTAAAAACAGAAATTGATGAGCTGAAGGAAGAGCTTGAAGGCGCAAAAGCAAAAGCTAAGACCTCCTCTGATCTTGCAATTCTGAATGCTGTAAAGATGGCCGGAGGTGAAAAATGGCTCGCAAAGAATTGCAGCACATTCAAAGTGAAAGCCCGTACTGTATCCGGTGCAAATGCTCGTAAGGGAATAGAAGGAAGTTCGGAAGAGACTCCGATGGAGAGAGAGATTCGTGAGAGAAAAGAAGGAACGTATAACAAGAAAAAGTAATTTGACCTATGGCTAATTTTTTTGAGAACATCTCGGTGAACCCGAAAGATGTACAAGATTTGAAAGAATTGATTCCTCTTACCATCAATCAGGATGAGGAGTTCAATAAGTACACCACCTTGAAAAAGGTGAAGAATGGTGATCCGGTAGCTTTTATCGGAGATATGGATGATGTCGGTGTTGCTGGTGGAGGTTGTGATCCCGTATATCAGGAGGTTGGTATTGTGAATTCTCAGAAGCGCTGGGAGTTGGGTGATTGGAATATACCTATCAAAATCTGTTATGAGGCATTGAAAGGTACGATTGCCGAATATACTTTGAAGACAGGCACAGAGATCGGTGATCTGACCTCTACAGAGTTTATGACCTACATCATCCGTCCGGCATTAGAAAAGCAGATGATGAGAATGATCTGGCGTTTTGGTTGGTTCGGTAACAAAGATGCAAAGCATATTACCGATGGAGGTGTCTTGACGGATGATGTAAAGAAAGAGCTCTTTACAACCTGTGATGGTTTGTTTAAGAGAATCTTTGCTCAATGTGCAGCTAATGCTAAGCAAATTACAACCATTGCCGCCAATGCTAAAACAACGTTCTCTGAACAGAAATCTGCTATGTTAGTCCAGGGCGTCGCAACTGGAATTGTAGATACTATGTTGATGGATGCTGATAGCCGTATCACTGCTGATTCAGGCTCTATGATTATGATGACTAAGTACATGGCTGATGCCTTGCATTGGGATGTAAAGAAGACATATCATGAGCAGATGGAATGGAAAACCATCTTTGATGGTTTCGACGTTGCAAAGTATGATGGGGTGAACATTGCCCGCATTTCTATCTGGGACAGATTCATTGGGGCCTATGAGAACAGCGGTACAAAGTTGAATCTTCCCTATCGTATGGTATTCGGGAACATCAAGCAGTTCATGGTTGGTACAGATCAGGATGCTTTGATTTCAGACCTCGATGTATGGTTTGAAAGAAAAGAGAGACGTAATTACATCTATGCGCAGGGTAAGATGGGTACTTCCTTGCTTGAAGATGATATGTTCCACGCAGCTTATTAATTGAATTATGGCAGGAATTTGTGAAAGCCTATTAAAGGCTGATATTATTGTAGATTGCGATAATATCGTAACAAAAGGATTTGAGGAAGATGGTGTAATCATCAACCGCAAACATGTTGATTTCGCTAAGACCGTATTCGGTGATACGAAGAATGTGATTAAAACACTCGTCTTGAAAAGTGGTATGAAAGGTTATTCGGTTGCATGCCCGGGCGCTACTCCGTTCACTGGTACTAAAACCTCTTTGTCGAAAGGTACATACAAGAATAAATGGGATAGTGAACTTCCTATTGTTGTTCTTGATAATGGTCCGGAGGTTTGTGAGAATGTGATTGAAGGGCTGTCAGATGGTTCTTTTGTTGTAATCTTGAAAAACAAACATAAGGGAGTCGATGGAAAATCTGAGTATCAGGTCTATGGCTATTATCAGGGGCTATCTGCAGAAACTGGAGAAAACGATAAGTATTCAGAAGATACGGATGGCGGTTGGTTAATCACCCTGAAAGAAACCGGTTCTCCGAAGGCTGCAATGTTCTATTTCAATACGGATGCTTCAACTACAGCAACACAGCTTGAAACCTTGAAAATAGCTGCTACAGCATGACGTATCAAGAGGCTTTACAGTTAGCCGATGAATTGAAAGCCCGGTTTGATGCCGGGTTTTCCACATCGGAAAAAGAGAGCATTACAAAGCTCTATGTTGAGGTCTTACGTAAAGAGTTGAAAAGAACGAATTGCAATGATTGTTATCGAGATGCTTTGATAGAAGTGTGTAACTATTTAAAACGAGAAAAGAAGATGAAAGAAAAATGTGCATATAGCTTGTTGGCTGGAGTGATCCTACAAGATTTTGAAAGTGGGAAGATATATACCAATGCTAATCTGACGGATGAAGCTGCAGAAAGTTATTTAAAGAAGTTTCCGAAACAGATTCAGATGTTTGCCCAAAAGCCAGAAAATTGGGAGGAACGAATAGTTAAGACTATCCCCGAAGATTTGAATGAAGAACTTGTGTCTGAAATCGCCGAAAAGTTGAAAGAAGGTATCACCAAAAGGCAGATCAGAGAAGATTACAAGGGTTATTTATTGGGTGAAAAGAAGCTCACGAATAAGCTGTTAGAATCATATTTGAAAGCAGCTTCGGAGAAAGTGGATGAGGTTGAAAGTGATGATGAAAAATCAGAGGAGTAATGTATGAACGTAAAAACAGCAAAAAAGCCAGAGAGCCGTGTAGGTGTTAGTTATTCCCAACAGTTCAAAATGCAGACGTATGGTGAGGATAATTTGTATCCGCAGAATCTTCTCGCCATTACATCTGCATCAGGAACAGCGAGGCTCTGTTTGAATAGGTATGCGAAATTCATTGAGGGGTTCGGGTTCAAGGATACAAACTTCTCTGAATATGTCCTGAATAAGAAAGGCGATACATCCGATACGATTCTACATAATTTCAGTGAAGATGTTGCAAGGTTTAAGGGTTTTGCTCTTCATGTGAATTATAACGTATTCTGCCAGATCGTAGAGGTGCAACATATCCCTTTCGAGAATTGCAGATTGGAGGAAGAAGATGAGAATGGATATATAGGGCATATTCTAATACATCCAGATTGGAAGGGTAAGAAAACCAGAAATGGAAAGAGTATATTAGTGACTAAAGACACTGTGAAAAAAATATGTGTGTTTAATCCGGACCCGAAAGTTGTGCAATCACAGGTTGAAGCGGCAGGAGGAATAGATCAATATGAGGGGCAAGTTCTTTGGGTGTCATTGGATGGACCGAGCGTATACCCCACTCCGATCTATGATCCAGTTGTTACGGAAATGAGCACGGATGAAGGACTATCGAATGTTAAGAATAGAAATGTACGTAATAACTTCCTCGTATCGTGCATGATTATTGCTAAGAAAGGAGCGCCTTCTGTTGATGTCGATGGGCAGATAATAGAGAAGAAGATGATTGCTCCTGAAGATTTGCGAAAGTTTCAGGGAGATACTAATGGTAATAAAATTCTTTTGGTTGAACTGGAAGAGGATGAAGATGAACCCAAGGTTGTTGCTTTCCCTACTAAAAATTATGATAAAGATTTCACGGTAACCGATGAAAGCACTGTAGAGCGGATTTATGCGCAATTTCATCAAGAGTTATTCTATGCTATTCGCATGGGTAAATTGGGTTTTTCTGGTGATGTAATGCGGGATGCCTATGAATATTATGCTGGTGAAGTAACCACAGAGCAAAGGTTCATAGAACGTGCCTTTGATCGAATATTCAGGTATTGGTATGAGCCTGCAAACATATCACATGATTTTAGTCTAAGACCACTTAAATATATTGATTCAAATGGAACATCTGTTAACAGCTGATAATTGGAAGGAATACACACGCGTGTCATCTATTCATTTGGATAGTGAAGAGGTTGAGGTATTCATTGATGAATGTGAGCAATTATTCATTATACCGGGAATCGGAGCGGACATCTTTTTAAAGCTCGTAGGCGAAGAGTTGGATGAAAGACAAAAACTTCTATTAGAAGGAGGTGAATATATCGATAAAGCTCAGAAAAAACACGTTTTTAAGGGTATTCGTCACACTTTGGCATATTTTGTTTACGCAAAAATGGCTAAGAATGACGGTTCTATGCTTTCAAGAGCAGGATTTCTACAACCTCAGGATGAATATGCTGCACGTATGGATGATAAAAACCGGATAAATCGGTATAATGATCTGATGAACGTAGCTGAGAGCTATTTATCTGGTGCATTGGAATACCTAAAGACATGGGATGATGTAAAGGTTAAGCCTGTTAGAGGTTCACGAGTTCGAATTATTGATATAGGGGATTAATGGATACACTTCGAATATTAAAAGAGTTGTCAACGCTAATTCGTAAAGAAACGAATTGGGGGGAAAATACGGCTGAAAGGGTTGGACGTACCCTTGTCGGAATAGTTGAACAATTGGTTGCAATGGAACCAAGTGCTCAATTTATAGATTTAGGAGGTATTCCTGAAGATGAGTTTGATAATATAACGAAGCCAGGGTATTATCTGTATGCTATACAGGCTGGTAGCGGAGAGATAAAGGGCATACTCGTGGTTTCTAATGACGGGGATACCCGGCAGATACGTTATGAATATGACAGTATCTATACTCGCTCTTATCTGGATGAAGGGTGGACGGAATGGATGGACGAATTTGTCTACAAATTACGGAAGCACATTGATAATGATACGGTTTATTGGGATGGCAATAATCAAGTTATCAAAGCTAAGGGAGGTGTTTTAGAAACTATTTCTATACGAATTTCCATAAATCCGGCTAATGTTGGACAATGTACGATTTCCGCCATAGGAGATATTATAAACGTCGTGGAATCGGAAGATAAAAGTAACTATTATATTACAGCCGCTAAGACAGGAACCGTTACTATTAAGGTTATTCCTAAAGACGGATATCAGGTACAAAAATTAAACGTAGACCAAGTAAGTCAAGGCTCCGTATCAGAATATACCTTTGAAAATTTGGCTTCTGATCATACCATGTATGTGTGGATGGAGGAAATGTTGGTGCAAACCGACACGGACTTCCTCATCCGCAGTGACAAACCATCCGTTTATTATTCGGGACTTGGAGAATGTATTGCCGCAATTAAAGAGGATTATCCGGATAAACTCACAAAGGATATTATGATTTCCTGTGTAAAGAAAGCTATGGAAATCCGCGGATCACAATGGAACTCAACTTATGGAATCTGGACATCCACTTTGTTAGATTGGAATAAAGACAGCCTTTATACTTTGACTATCAATGGCAACGATTTATACACCATCAATTGCAGATGGTTGGGTGGATTGTTGTTTGAGAATGTGGATAATTTGTTTATTAAAGGCGTTTCCATGCTTAATTACTGTAACTTCTCCGGTGCTTCTTCTCCGGAAGAACTTGCGGCTATTATGGTACGTAGCAATGACGATACTGATAAAGTGAAGAATGTTGCTTTGCATAACTGTAAGTTCAATGGCTATTATGCAAATAGCTCCGGTACTCAGGCGCATACTTGGTATTGTTTACGATTTAAGAATACAGCTAATGTGATTGTTGATTCCTGTAATCTGGTTAAGGCTGGTGCGGTTGCGATATTTATGAGTGGAATTGAAAGTGCCGAGATAAACCGTTCCAATATTCAGGGAGACTACTATATTAATTCCGGTGGTTTAGGACATGCCAATGTGTTGTCTATCACAAGTAGTAACGGTTATTTAAAAATAGCCGATACAGTATTGGATGCTGTAGGAATGATAGAATACGGTTGTTCTATTAATGGCATCAGCGAAGTCGATTTGGTTCGTACTACGATGAAGAACTGTTCAGGTCAACCTTTTGCGTTCTCGGGTGATATCCAACGAATGAACATTGACAGTAGCTTATTCTACAATAATATAACCAACGGTCAATACATGTACGTTCGTAGGGTATTTGGTTTCAATGATATGGTTAAAGAACTGAGTATGAGTAACAGTACTGTTTATCTTAATGGCAAATATTCTTCTTCACAAGAATTTTTGGCAGGAAATATTAAGATACTGCACAACAATAATAATATATTCATTAATAAACTTGGCAATGCGTATGTGGCATTCTACAACTATGGAGGTTTCACCGAGTATGTTGCAAATAACAATATCTATGCATCGGCTTTTTGGCAGGATAACCCAGTGAATCGATTCTATAATTTTTCTCCTGTGAAAGCCACTATCAATGACGGTGAATATCTGAATTTCGGGTTCGAAACGCGTTTATTGAGTAACTTTACCAAGGCAGGCTATGAGGCAGGATCAACTGCACTAAGTAATACCGATAACATCCTGAACGTTGATACAGGAGGGAACGATTATAAACTCGTTAGCTTTTTGAAGGACACTTACAAATCCAACAAGGAATATGCGCCTGAATTTGATATTGATTACCTTCGCAATTCGATACCCGATGTATCTGTAGGCGCTTATAACTTGTTCGGTGAACAATGGGATGAGACAAGCGATCAAAGTACAGGCTATGAAGGAAGTAATACTGTGGATAGGGAAGCATTCAGCAATGCGACCGTCTACACCGCACCGACTGACGACTTAATAATTGTTAAGGTTAACTCCAAAAACCGTAATAATTTTATCAGGTCAACCTTTACGTCAGATAATGGGCATTCCCTGATGCGGTTTGGACAAGTGATAACAGCATCCTTGCAATGTAGCTACATAGAGGAAACAGGTATGTATGTAGAAGATAATAACTATGTGTTAAACATTAAAGAAGAAAGTTATGAGTAATCAGGAATATGTAAATAAGCTAATCGGTGGTATTGGACGTGTTAAATTAGCAACGAAGGTTAGCAACGCTTTTCCGCTTGTAGGTGAAACGGTTACTTTGGAAGCGGTGACAAAATGGGCACAAAAGATGTATTTTACAAAAAGAAGTACCTCTGACACTTCCATTTCTGCGGGAGAAACGATTGATAATACTTCGCAGAATACTTCGGTAACAGTTCCCGTGAGTACTGAGGGCGATTTAAGGCAAGAGGTACGGGCGGTAAATTATCGTAATGCGGAAGAATTGTTTTCCACTGTATTAGTACGTTACCTGTATGCAATGCAGAATCAGATACTTCCTTATCACGATGTCGGTGTGTCCTCAGAAATAAGCCGTACAGACCAGAATTTCACGATAAATATAATGTCGGATAATGGTTATGATTTATCACGTGAGCATACGCTTGAAGTGTTTATCCTGAAAGAAAATGGAGATAGCGGTGTTTCTGAGGATGTTATTGCTCACCGTACACAAGCTGATTTCACTCTTACAGGTGGGGTACTGACTTCTACGGAAATAAATATTCCATCCCGAGGAATCTATGATGTGGAAACACGGTATTATGATACAGGTACTCAGAAGACTATCAGTAAGCGCATCAATAAACTGATTACAGTAACTCCACGCCTTGCAGCACGACCAACGCAATCGCAGATTGATAATAATGAATACACTGAAATCGTGGCGGATGCAACGTATGACGTGTCGTTGAAGATGTATGAGACAGGAGATAATGACCTGTACTGTGTATTTATGCTTAAAGAAGGGCAGTTGACTGGTAATACCGGATATTACAAAGAACTTGATATCAGTAAAATACCGGCAGGAAAAGATGCCTATACGTTCGTTATCCAGGCAGATGAGAGCAAGGGTAAATATCAAAGCCGAATAAGGCTTATCGGTGCCACTGATAAGACAAAGAGTAATGCTAATGGTACGCCCCAGTTCAGTTATGATATCCCGCTGGTGTTTACTATTGACCAGGAGACTCCCTTGACGATTTGGGGCGTGTATTACTCCGCCATGAGCTATGACGGTTGCATTCATAATACGGTTTGGGACGGACGAGGCTATTATAATATTGAAAAGGGGATTAAGTTTGACAGGTTTGCCAAGAACGTGTTTTGGGAGGATGCTTTCATGTTACTGAATGGAACTTCTGATGTTGAACTGTTTGAGATTGAGATATGCAATACCGGATTTACAGGAATTGCGTCCAAGACAGACCCGACCGATACTAATCCACAATTTTGGCATGGCAATTTTGAAGAAGCAAATTTCTGGCTGCATCATGTGCATATACATGATACTTCCGGTGAAGGGGTATATCTTGGGTATTTCACACCAGAAAATAAAACAGTTACTTATACAGGTGAAACCGTTACTTTTAAAAACCTCAAAGGCGAGGATGTAACTTATACAAAGGGAAGGCAATATGTGAGAAAAGCTCATTATCTGACTAATTTTCGCTTTTACCGTAACAAATTTGAACATACTGGTTACGATGGGGTGCAGATATCTAATGCGTTTGGTGAGGTGTGCTATAATCAGCTCTATGATTGTGCTTACAAGGATGAGTCAGCACAAGCCAGCGGTTTGTCTATCCAGAGTTTTTCGGGTAAATGCTACAATAATTTCTTGCTGGATAATCATGGGGCAAGCTTGCAGGTAGGCCCTATCGGTGACATTGAGATATATAATAACATCGCTCAGTCCAAACGGGGTATGGGGGTACAGTTTTTGTTTAGTTATACAACTCCGGAACAAAATCCGACGAATGCTCCGTCTGGAAGTGGAGTAATAAATGAGGATTTGCAGATTGTGTTTCATAATAATGTTATTGCCACACCCGGCACTACTATGAATGGACGCAACACGGTACAAATAAGAGGACTGCACGTTATTGATAACATATTGGCTAATAACGGTCTGTTGTTTACCAATATGACTACAGAGACTATCGACGTTTGGAAATCGCAGGCACTCAATAATAATGTTTTACTTTATTCGGATTTGTATCAGAAATCCATTGACTTGAAAATCGCAGATTATATAAATGGTGATTACAGGGTAGCATTTGACAGCCCGTTGATTAATGCAGGTTTGGGAAGTAAGTTTACTTTTGATTATTGCGGTTACAAAAACTGGTATAATACAGTATGTCCTATTGGACCTTATATGGGTAAATACAAATCGGATGCTATTGATGATGATCCGATCACTTTAGTTTCTATATCCATTAATGATGGCGATTATACGACGCGCGATGCAAAAGTAAAAGTATCTTTGAATTACCAAGGCGCGGCAACTCGTTACAGAATCGGTGAAAGTGCTGACCTTACTAATGAGCCTTGGCAGAATATCCCTGCTGGTGGAATTGTAGATTACACATTGTCTGATGCCTTTGGAGCTAAAGTAGTTTACTGTCAAGTTAGTGCGGGAAATGAAATGAGTGATGTGTTATCTGATTCTATTATCTATGAAGCTACACCGCTTTCACTTGACAGTATGATACTGAATAATGGAGTGGAAACTTCCCGTTCTCTTACTATTCCGGTTGTATTTACCTACAGTGGTTCTAATGCACCGGCTAAATACAGACTGAGTGAAAGTTCAGCATTTACCGGTGCTACCTGGCAAACCATGAGAGATAATATAGAATATATGTTCAGCTCAATAGGACAAAAAACTCTATATGGTCAGTTGCAGGATGCTGAAGGAAATGAAACGGAAATAAAGTCTGATGATATTAATATAGAAGAATTGTCAGTAAAGGCTATAGTTTCGATTGGCTGGAATAAAACTGATGTACCCAATACAACTCCCGGTTTATCGATATATGACTCCGAGACAGGAATTACGAGATTCAATAGCCAGGCGAATGTTAGTAGTGCCAGGAATATATATGATATACTTGGAGAACAACTTCTTGGTACAGCGGTACCTTCAAGTAATGCTTCTAATATGATTACTCAAATAGGTGGGGAAGGTAGTATCACAGGAAACAATAGCGGAATATTTGCAGATGAATATTTGAAACATAATTCTGCTATGGGGTCTAATTCTGTTAAAGGTGAAAGTATCATATTTACCTTGCCAGCCGGAACGTATAAAGTGCGATTGCTGGCTAATACGAAATGGAATCAACGTGTGATTCCTAATGAGGCTTTGCTATATAAGGCAGTGACAGATACGGATGAGGTGGTTTTCGTATTGCCGGAAACTGGCGTACAAAACAATACTGCGAATATGACAGAGCCTGTGACAGTGACAGTCGGAGATACTGGTATGCTGAGAATAGAATTTGGTGTCGGTGTAAACGGGATATTCTATTTTGCACCGTTAAATGTGATTGAGATAGAGGAAGTTTAGTATTCTTTGGGGAGTCGCTTCTTCGGGTTCTTACATTTATGTTCCTTTGAATATTATAGAAATAGAAAAAATATGAAGACATTTATTTTCCTTATAGAAAAACTGGGCTACAAATTTAAAATTGAAGCCAGTTGTGGAGGTGAAGCATTGTATAAGTTAATGCAGGATAATCCGGCACATGAAGTCTTTAATGACTGTATTGAAGGTAATCCAATAGGCTTTAACCTTACGGTATTAATGAGAGGTGAAGAAGTCAAAGCTAAGATTAGAGAGTTTGAAGTAACACTCTCAGAGAAAGGTTTCAGTTCTTCTGTATCCGGCTTTGAAGATATTTGCAGCCATATTTCAGATGAACTTCTGTATCCTGTTTCGGTATTGTCACCAATAAAAGAGGTTGCTATAAATTCAGATCAGGATGCCCAAAGGGCTAAGGCTGAAATCCGAAATTGTGTGTATAGCTTAGTAGATAAACTTCAAAATTATGAAGGGTTAGTTTATGAATTAAAAGATTTCTAAAAATCCCGTCCTACCATCACTGGCTGGATCGGGATTTTGTAGTTTAAAAACTACTGTGATCCTACAAAATTAGTATTAAAATAGATATATGCAAA